ACCCAAAGTCAATGATTGGCCCATCAGGGCGCACAACCTCAAGAAACACTGGGACCATGACTTCGCCCGGCGAGACTGTCCGGTATGCGTCAATCTCCCACATCAGGCGGTATTTTTCGCTTTCCGAAAGGTTGGCAGCGTCCGTGCGCCACATGGCCGGGAGCAGCCCATCACCATGCACTTGCACATCGCAGCCCATCGCCTGCAATTCGCGGGCAATGATCTGGAACCGCTCCGCATGTGCCTTCATCGGCAGGCTGCTGCGGTAGGTCTTGCCCTGCCAGGCTGTATCCACATACAGCATCCCGTCATTCATCGGCTGGCTGTATGCGTGAGACGCATCGGCTGCGTTGGAACTATCCAGCCCGAAACAGTGGATCTTGCGGAAGCCCATCACATAGGCGACGCAGATTGCAGAATTGCCAGCGCCGAAGCCGCCACCAACCAACGCATATCCGCCCGCCTCTTTCTTGTCAGCGGGGATGTGGTCTTCGAGGCCAGCCCAATTCAGATGAACCAGGGTCGGGTTTGATACGGAATCCACAATCAGAGGATCAACCTGCGATGCAAAAATGTGATTGGCTGCGTAGGGGTCCAGCAGCGCGATGTTTTCGGGCTTCGCGTCAATCATGAATTGGTGATCCACGAATACGCCATGACGGTCCAAATAGGCCGATGCGCCGTTGAGCGCGAAAATCTCGCCACCCCTTGATTGGATGGCCTGAATATCGAGAAGGTGCTTTGAAAGGGACGGCCCGCCACCAACGATGATGGCCTCGCCCTTGTGTTCGTTCGCCATCTTCAGCCACGGCAAATCCCGCTCAGAGTTCACCGCGATGTTGCGGGCGATATCCTCATCAGGCGTGTTGCACAGCAAAACGGCAGACAGCGTGTGTTCTGTGCCGGTGTCTTCGTCGCGGTGTGTGTCGAGCAAAACAGTATCCATTTGCGAAGGTGTGGGGCCAACTCGACGGAATTGGCCCCATCTCACTTAGTCGGAAATCGCGCCAGCGGGGCGGTCAATTGCAACCACGGCAGAAAGCACCGCAGATGCACCCGAAGCCGCAGCCGACACAACCGCGCCAGACAGGCGGGCCGAGGTCGCAGCAGCAACGGCAAGGCCGGTGGTGGCCCCGAGGGGAGCCGCTGCAGCAAACGATGTGGCCGAAGCCTTCTTGACAACCGCAAGCCCGCCGATCTGATACCAACCGTACTGGCTGGCGACGTTGGCAGACATTGCAACCGCAACCGGACGATCAACGCCAACGGCTGTGGACTGCAACGCAGTCTGGTGACCCGCAGCATCATAGTTGACTACATTGCCAACCGTGGTGCTTGCGACGCCGAGGAGATAAATGAACTCCCCTTCGCCATAGGTCGAATCTTCCGCCTTCACAATGGTTCCGAGCGGGTGATTCTTGGTCGTGGACGTGTCAGCGATGGGCTGCGCGCCAACGAGGGGAGTACTCAGTCGATAAGCCATGATGGCTCCTTTCTTGGTTGGCGCAAACTACGCTTTGAGAACGCCCTGAAGCGAACGGTTGGAAACGGTCATGTTACCCTGCCAGATGATCGGCAAAACCTGCGAGTCCTGGTTGACCGACCATTTCTCATGCACTTCCGTCCAGTTCGCATCACGATGCGCGCACAGACCGATGTAGTCCGTGTTCAGGAAGTACGCATGAGCGTCGGGCATACCGGAAGCAACCGAATCGTAAACCACATCAGCACCCTTGTACTTCAGGGCCGTTGCACCGGCACCGAGATCGGTGGTGTTGGTGTAACGCTTCAGGCTGGTCTGGCTGTTGTCGAAGAACGTGAAGTAAGTATCGTCCATGACAATCAGATCGGGCATGTCGTTGTTGCGCGTCAGGTTGAGCCACAACGGAAGCATGAGGCTTTCGATGGTGGTCGCACTTGGCGTAATGCCCGCGCCGCCCTGAAGGGGAGCCGCCGCCGACTGAACGATGTTCTTCCAGAACGTGTAGGTGGTGGAATTGATGCCACCCACAACGCCGGTACCCGCGTCAGACACAAGAGCCTGAAGGCCGTTGATCTGGTTGGCAGTCGTCCCGTCCGAATACATATCGACCGAGAAGTTGTTGCCTGCGGTACGCATGGCGTTTTTCAGCTTGTTCTTGACGAGCTTAATAACGCCTTCCTTGCCGCTGTTCTGGCGAATTTCCAGACCGGAGGCGACCACGTTGATAGCGATCTGCTTCCAAGGGAAGTTGGCAGCGGTGAACACTTCCGACTGCGACACGTCGAGCGTGTCATACCCGGAATAACGCTGATAGGTGCCGTTCTCGGCATAGTCGAGCGGAACCTGGATCTCCCAACCGCCGCCGACGAGATCAACACGACCTTTTTCGGTCAGGCGCTGGTGCAGGGCCGTGTGGTTGGTGACGTTATCGGCAAGGTACTTGTCCTTGAAGTGCCGATAGGTGATTGCACTGATTTCAGTGAACGAGGTATTGGGGGAAGTCATCGGACTTCTCCTTTCATGGTTAAGCCGTCATGCGCTCGTCAACAAGGCCACCGATGAAGTCATCCACATTTTCAGCACCCGACTTGCCAGCAGGACGCGCACCGCTTTGACGCACGTTTGATCCTGCTGCCTTCTTGGCCTTGGCCGCACGGGCCTTTGCCATCGCCAGCTTGTCAGCCTCGGACTTGGCCGCGCGTGCAGCCTCCACCTTGGCAGAAACGCTTTCATTCGCCGCAATCGCCATCTTGTAGGCTTTTGCGAGAAGGTCGGCGTTCGACAGACTCGGGTTGTTCTGACGCAATGCACCAACAATCGGCACCATTTCATCTTCCAGTTCTGCGTAGAATTCATGCTCCTGCGCGAATTTCTGCACTTCACCGTTGATGACTGATTCCGCCTGCCGCTGCGCCTGCGCTTGCTGTTGTGTGAGAAAACTCTCGAAGCCCTGCATCTTTTCTTGCATGGCAGCTAGTTGGGGATCGGCGGGGGTATTCTGCCCACCGGATTCTGATAGGGCTGACAAAGGAATCTGCCGCTGATTGAAAAGGTACTTCACAAAGCCAATCGGGTCCGAGTTTGCAAAGTCAGAAAGGGCGAAAAGCTGACCGACTGCGGTGCTATCGTCCATCCCATCCATTGCAAGCTGTTGACGCCGGGGCGCGAGTACCTGGTCCAACTTGTCCAGCGACTTAGACTTATCTGCCAAGTCCATAGTCTTTTGTGTGAAAGCGGATTCCTGCTCCTTCGCACGATCCGCAAGCCATTTCTGGCTTTCGGGTGGAAGTGCGGCAAACGCCTCACGGTCTTTTGCAGACATTGATTGCGGTGCGGTGATGGTCGGGCTTTCGTCCGGTTCGCCTGCTTCCTCAACCTCATCTGCGGAATCTTCTGCCGGATCGTCAGTGTCGCTGGTGGCCTCAACCGGCTCCGCGTCCTCAACGTCCGTTTCTGCGTCAACAACAGCAGCGATTTCGTCTTCGCTAATGTCGGACACGTCACCATCAACATCCTCCCCGGCTTCCAGCTTGTCGAAAGCCGAATCCATGAAGGAGTTCATATCCTCAAACGAGGCATCTGCTGGTGCGGCATTTTCTGCCATAAAAAATCTCCATCTTGCTTCTTAGCGTGGGCATGGCGCGTCTCACGACGGGCTTTTGAAACAATATTATCTAAAATACTCGTTTCCGACGTTTTCCGCAATAGCATCTATTACTGCGTCACGTTTTCTGTTTTCAGCCTCGACCGCCTCGCGGCCGCGCCGGGCGTTGTCTTCCTTCTCGCCGGGCTCCAGGATGCGGCAGTCATGGCGTTTCAGGTTCTCGGCATGGGCAGCCCTGCCTTCAATCATTTTGCCGGTGATCGGGCATTCATACGCTTCGTAGTCGCCAACAATGGCCGGGCCGTTCGATGCGCGGGTTGCGCACCTGGAAACCGGGACGGTGTGATTCCACACGATTTGCTGGTAATTCGCTTTGTAGTCACCCATCACAAACCCCTTGCGGCTATTCGCTTTCCATTGCAGCGGAAGCCGCGACTAGCGCGCGCAGCATTTCAACAGCCTCGGCGCTGGCCCGCTCTGCGTCATTGTCATCCTTTGAAAGCAACGCTTTGGCAAGATCAGCCTGGCGATCAAGCGCAGCCTGTTCGGCCTCAAACGCCATCTTTTCGCGGGCCATCTGCATATCGTATTCCCATTGCATCCGGGGATCGGGCGCTGTATCGCCGGGCTTCTGCGCCTCGTATTCCTTCAGCGCAAGTTCACGCTCCTTCAGGCCATAGTCAGCTTGCGCCTTCACGCCTTCCATCTGCGTCCGCTCTTGCTCGGCGGTGCGGTCGGCCTTCAATTGCTCGTTCTCCTGCTGCAACTGTTGCAACATCTGCTGGCCTTCTTGCATCTGCTGTTGCATCTGCATCATTTCCGGATCGGGCTGGCCTCCTTCGCCTTCCTGATCCTCGCCAATCATATCAAGCGCGTCCTCGACCTCACGGCCCATCTTGAACTTGCGAACGCTTGTCATTAGCAACGCCTTGGCTGCATCAAGCGGCAGATAGCCAGCCGCAACAGCCGGGCCAGCGTTCTGGATGAACGACGATATGCCGGTCAACAGTTCCGTGATGTTCCTCTGTTCCTGCGCTTGGTCGCCTGCAATCGTCGAATCCGTCTCGATATCAATGCGATATGCGCGCTGCTGGTCGTCCCGAAGGATTTGCAGGCACTCGTCCCATGTGGGGCTTTCCAGCATTTCCTTGAGTTGGTCGGGGATGGGCTGCTGCTGTGCCTGAAGCTGCTGCGCCATCATCTGCGCCTGCATCTTTTCTTCGGCAGTCGGTAGCTTAACCTCGGTCATGATCTGCATGGTTTCCGGGCTGAATTGCTCGGCAATGATTTCAGCGGCCATGCGCACCAAATCGCGTGCGTAGCGTTGAACCTCGCGCCGCATGTCGTCCAGGCGCATCGTCCCAAACTGCGCCTTCAACTGCTGTGCGCCCAATGTCTCGGATGCTGCAGACGAACCGCGCATAATGTCGGCAATGCCCGTGATTTCGTAGATGATCGTTTTGACGGCTTCGCGCTGCGTGTACAGGTGGACTAGAACACCGGCAATCTTCTCAATCGGCCAAATCCAGACGGCCTTCTCAAGCCCGCCAGCCTGCATCAACGGCAGAACGTCCGTGGCCGGCACAAGCTGCGTCTCTGACGAATCCATGATGTTCGCCATCTCGGAAATCGTGCTGTCATAGATGCCGCGAACCTTGCAGGCGTCGATCACGCCCGAAATGCGGCGTGTCAGCACGTCCAATTCGTCGGCTTGGTCTTCGTAGTACCGGAACGGCTCAACAGGGATCAGGCTGTCCGTGTACTCGGCAGCATACAGCGGGCGCGGGATCGGCCAGAAGTCCTTGAGTGTCAGCGGGTCTTCGACCGTCTTGCATGGCCGCTCGGCAAGGCCGGGACACATGAACACAACCTCGCGCTTCTTCTTATCCCAGATTTCCCAGACAATAGCCCGCTTGAACGTGTCGCTAACCGGGTCGCCCTTGTCGTCGCCATCAACGCCCGACGGGGAGTAATCAAGCGGAATGTCTTTCCACGTGTCGGGGAAGTTTTCCTCAAGTTCGTCCTGGTCGAACGTGTGGCGGAATGCGATCCATTGCACTTCATCCCAGATCCGGCCCGGCCCGCGTCGGAAGTCAGACCAATTCACATGTTCAAAGCAAACTTCCTCGCGCTCCAGCACGTCAACTTCTTCGCCACCCTCGGCTGCGTCAATTTCTTCCGCCTTGCCGAATGCCGCCTTGTACGCAACGCGCGTCACGCCACGGCCTGAAAGCTGCGAATCCTTGACGGCCAGCTTCATGTAGTCGTCAAAGTTTTCCTCATCCATCGTGAACGACAGCGCGCGCTCCATCACGTCAGCGATGTTCTTGCCTGTCTCGTCGGCGTCACGATAGCGGCGGCGCACGTCTGGCTTGGGAGCCTGATTGTACAGCGCCGGGCAAATCGTCTGAATGTTGGAATAGAGGATGTTGAAGCGGTTCTGCGACTGATAGCGGCCAACGGTCGATGTGTTGCCCTTGCTGTCTTTCTCGTCACGATATCGCGCATTCACGTCGCGGGCGCGGTCCCGCCAGAACTTCTCGTCTTTCGATGCTAGGTCAATCTCCATCTGCCAACGAGACACAACGCCCTGCGGCCCCGGCCCTGCGTCTTCGGGAGTTTCAAGCCCGCCAGTCTGGGCCTCGGCTGCTTCTGACAAAACAATGCTCCGACAATGGGAAACGACGCTTCACAGCGTTGCAATACGTTATTCTAGGCTAATTCAGTGGAATGTGCAATGCCGTCAATCATATCGCTTGCTGCTCCGCTTTACTGCTTTCAATAGGTCATTCATCGTGGCGGTCGATCCGGGGCCAACAGTCAGGACGCGGCCTTTCTCTGGTTCGGCCTTCGTCACCGGCTCCTGCCACACCCATGCAAGGTAGCGCAGGGCGTCACAATTATGAACTATAGCGCCATTGCTAAGCGCGAAATTACCAGCGTCCGGTACAGATAAACACCACACATCCTCAGTAATATTTAAGCCCCTTACGCTTTCTACGAGAATTGGTGGCGCGGCAGTTAGGCCCGCAGAACTTGCCAGCGTGGCCACCTTTCCGAACAAGCGCATCAAATTCGTCGCCGCAAACAGGACAGTCTTTTTTAACACGCTTCCATTTGAGCCATGTTTTTGATCGTTCTGCGTGGCGCTTATGCCAAAGTCGCCCCTCGTCAGATGCGTGCCAATCGGCGGCGCGCTCCCTCGCAAGGTCGCTAAAGTGTTCTGTTTTCCCCGCCGCTTCACGGGTGCGCTCCATCGTGCGGTGCTCGCCGCCGTCCATGCACTCAAGGTTTGCAATCGAGTTATTGCTGGGGTTTCCGTCCCGGTGGTGAATATGACACCGGGACGGGATATCCCCGAAAGCAGACTGCCAAACGGCTCGGTGCATTTTCTTGCCGCCGCATGAAAAATATTTCTCACCTTTAAACAAACGATATAGCTTCCCGTCGAAATACTGTGTGATCGGGTCAAGCCAGATAGGATCGGCGTATTCGGGGCAAGGTCTTTTGCTAATCTCCACCCGCTCGCCGTCGCGAATGAATGATCCGGCGTGCATCTCACAGAGAGGCCGTCTGTGAACGCCACCTCCACAAGTCGGGCATTTCTGCGCGTCACCCTCGGGTTTTGATACAGTTTCCATCCACATAACGTAAGAACCTCGCCATCTTGGGGAAGGTTCATTATCTGACACGCACCGTTACGGGTCAAGACCTCGGTTTCACCAGTGAAACAATAATGATTTGTCCAATCATGCACCGGCTTGTCCCTGAATGCTTTCTTGTCATCGTCCCATTCGCGGCGGAAGTTTGTCAGGGCGTCGAGGAACTTCTCCTGCCCTTCATCAATCCACAAGCGGGGGAATAGCTGGCGG